ACATCATGGATCGTTATCGCAACAAAACGACCTATGACGCAACTACCGGTGAAATGCGCGACGAAAAACGCACTTTGAATATGCTGGAAGACTTCTGGATGCCGCGTCGCGAAGGCGGTAAAGGTACAGAGATCACCACGCTGCAGGGCGGTCAAAACCTCGGCAACATCGAGGATGTGGAATATTTCCAGAACAAACTCTATCAGGCCATGAACGTTCCGGCCAGCCGCATGCGTCCCGACAACAGCTTGAACTTTGGTCGCCAGAGCGAAATTACTCGCGACGAAATCAAGTTCAGCAAATTCATTAGTCGTATTCGTAAAAAGTTCACTGAACTGTTCGACGATCTACTGAAGACTCAGCTGCTGCTCAAGAACATCATGAGCGAGGAAGACTGGAATAAAATCAAAGAAGACATCTACTACGAGTTTACTCAGGATGTATACTTTGCCGAAGCCAAGAACGCAGAAATTATGCGCAATCGTCTGGATCTGTTAAACGCTATTCAGCCGCATGTTGGCATATACTTCAGTCGCGAATATGTCTACAACAACATCCTGCACTTTGACGAAGAAGACATAGAAAAAATGCAGCAGGAAATCGACAGTGATCCTAAACTGCAGGAAATGCTGGCTGCGCAACAAGGCCAAGGGCAAGATCAATCTGGTCAACCTTTGACTCAGCCCACAACACAGTCACCGGCACCGTATGACCCTAATAATCCGGTGGTGGAAGACACCATAAATAATGTAAGATTATTACGAGGAAACTGACATGACTCACGAAGAATTAATCAACACCATGCTGCAGAACATTCAAGACGATCGGCCTGCAGATGCACAGCAAAATTTTAACGATCTAATGAGCGCAAAAATCAATGCTGCGTTGGATGATCGCAAGCAACAGATCGCCATGAATTTTGGTTCAAACAATTCCGACGATACGGAGAATTAACACATGGCCGTAACAACCAACCTAATTAAAAATGATCGTCAACGTGCAGTGGTGCATTTTCATGCCACTGCTGCGGGCGACAGTGCCACAGTTACTTTGCTGAGCCTGCGCCGCGACGACGAAATTACGCTCTCAACAACCAGTCAGTTATCGGTTAGCATTGCCAATGCCTATTCTAATTCACCGGCTACTGCGGACAGCAGTATACAGGTTCGTCGCGGCACCAGCAGCGGCGTAGTAGTATTGGATCTGCATGGCTTTACTGAATATCCAGGCGCACAACAACTGCCGGCGCTGGCCATAAGCAGCACCAGCAGCATCCACGTTACCTTTGAAGCTCCGGGTATGTTGGTTCTGGATCTGCGCAAGATTGGTGGTTACGAAGGTCCTAACACCAACGTCGGAGTATAATCGATGAAACTCATTACAGAACAAGTACAGGAAGTTCGCTATCTTACTGAAAAGAAAGAAGAAGGCGGCAAGGCTTATTATATTGAAGGTCCGTTCCTGCAGACTGAAATAGCCAACAAAAATAATCGTGTATATCGCAAACACATCATGGAGCGCGAAGTACAGCGCTACATTCGAGAGTTTGTGGAAACCAAGCGCGCCTTTGGAGAACTTGGACATCCCGATGGTCCGGGCATCAATCTTGATCGCGTAGCCATCATGATCAACAGTCTCAAAGAAGATGGCAACAACTACATCGGGCGTGCCAAGGTAATGACCGAAACACCCATGGGTCGCATTGTCAAGAATTTGATTGACGAAGGTGCACAGCTCGGTGTTAGTTCTCGTGGAATGGGTTCATTGAAGGAAACAAAGGACGGAGTAAACGAAGTTCAGGATGATTTTTATCTGGCAACTGCGGCTGACATTGTCGCTGATCCAAGCGCACCCGATGCATTTGTTCGAGGCATCATGGAAGGCAAGGAATGGATGATGGTTGAAGGTCGTTGGATGTCGCGTGACTACGAAGAGGCTCGTGACACCATTAAACGCACCCGCTCAGGCAACCTGCAGGAGCAGCAGATCAAAGTTTTCCAGGATTTTCTTCGTAAGATATCAAACTAAAGATTTTTATAAATAATTCGAAAACCTATTCTTAGGAGGCATAATGTCAGTAGAACGCAAAATTCGCGAGCTCATGGAAGCTAAAAAAGTCAAGGCTCAGGCTTTGAACGAAGCCGACGCTGGTAAAACCAACGACGGCGAAAGCATGAATGCTCACATGCAAGGCGACAGCCAAAAGGCCAGCTGGACCGAAATCGATCCATACTCTGGTAACCCCACTGGCGAAGACACTTCGCTGAAAAAAGGCGGCGGTGACACCACTCAGCCAATGCAGGGCAGCAGCAAAAAAGCCGATGTTCAGAGCACCGAAGCTCAGAACATGCACAACAATACTCCGGACACTAGCCTGAAAAAAGGCGGCGGTGACACCACTCAGCCAATGCAGGGCAACAGCCGCAAGGCTACAGTCAAGGTAGCCACCGGCAAGGGTGTGACTCCAGGTACATTTGAACAGCCCGGTGCCAGCGGCGAAGGCGAAATTCCTTTCAAAGAGGAAGACCAGCTGGAAGGCGAAGTTATTACCGAAGAAGACATTGAGGAAGTCGTCGAGCCACGTCGCATTGACATGGCACTGGAAGACCTCCGCAAAGACATTGCCAGCGTATTTGCCGGCGATGAAACACTCAGCGAAGAATTCAAGACACAGGCTGGCGCAATTTTTGAAGCCGCTGTAATTGCTCGTGTCAACAATGAAATCGAAAAGATTACCGAAGAGCTTGCCGAACAAGCTGCTGCGGAAATTGAAACTATCAAAGAAGGTCTTGTTGAAAAGGTTGATTCATATCTAAATTATGTTGTCGAACAATGGATGCAGGAAAATGAGGTTGCTGTGGACAATGGTCTCCGCACTGAAGTAGCGGAAGACTTTATGCTTGGTCTAAAGAACCTATTCCAAGAACACTACTTTGAAGTGCCAGAAGATCGCGTGGACGTCTTGGCTGACATGTCAGGAAAAGTTGACGAAGCTGTAGCTGCTCTCGATGAAGCCATCGAAGCAAACATTGCTTTGAAGACTGAACTTGATACCATCAAGCGTGAACAGATCGTAACCGAAGCCAGCCGCAACCTAACAGCAACCGATGCTGAAAAATTGGCCAAACTGCTGGAAGGTGTGGAATTTGACAATGCAAAACTTTTCGAAGAGAAAGTTAAAGTAGTCAAGGAAAATTATTTCCCAGCTAATGCTCCAGCCAGCCCAGAGCGCATGCTAGAGGAATCAGTGCAAAATGGCGACAAGCCTGCAGACACATCGCCCATCATGGAGCGTTATATGCAGACCATCAGCCGTGCAGTTAAAAAGTAAAGATTAATTCAAACCTAAGGAGCAACAAATGTTTCTATCTGAACAAGCACAACAAAAATGGAGTGGCATCATCAACCACCCAGATCTCCCAGAGATCAAAGACAGCTACAAGCGCGCAGTAACAGCAACTCTGCTGGAAAACCAAGAGAAGGCTTTGGCTGAAGAGCGTCAAGCTCTGTGGGAGACAACTCCAGCCAACGCCATCGGCGGCGGTTTCAGCGGCCAAGTCAACGGTTCGCCAAACGCCAACATGGCTGGTTACGATCCTATTTTGATTAGCCTGGTGCGTCGTGCCATGCCTAATTTAATGGCATACGATGTCTGCGGCGTTCAGCCAATGACTGGTCCTACCGGCCTGATCTTCGCTATGAAGTCAAACTACACTGGCCAAGGTCAAGCAGAAGCCCTGTTCAACGAAGCCGACACCGACTTCGCTGGTTCGAGCCTCACAGCTCACGCTGGTACAAACCCAGTTGTTAGCCCATATACCACTGGTGTGGGTATTGCTACTGGCGACGCTGAACAGCTGGGCGACACCTATGACTTTAACCAGATGGCATTCTCGATCGAGAAGACCACTGTTACAGCCAAGACACGTGCTCTGAAAGCTGAGTATACAGTTGAATTAGCTCAAGACTTGAAGGCAGTTCATGGTCTCGACGCCGAAGGCGAACTGAGCAACATCCTGAGCCAGGAAATCCTGTTCGAAATCAACCGTGAAGTTATCCGTACCATCTATGCTGCCGCCAAGCCAGGCGCAGACACTGGTGCCACCACAACCTACGGTACCTTCGACCTGGATGTGGACGCAAACGGCCGTTGGAGCGTCGAGCGTTTCAAAGGCTTGCTGTTCCAAATCGAACGTGATGCCAACAACATCGCTCAGCAAACACGTCGTGGCAAGGGTAACTTCATTGTCTGCTCGGCAGACGTTGCAAGTGCACTGAGCATGGCCGGTATCCTGGATTACACTCCAGCACTGAGCACCAGCCTCAACGTTGATGACACCGGCAATACTTTTGCTGGCGTACTGAACGGTAAGATCAAGGTCTACATTGACCCATATTCGGCTAACCTGAACACCGCCAACCAGTTCTATGTTGTCGGCTACAAAGGCACAAACCCATATGACGCTGGTATGTTCTATTGCCCATACGTGCCGCTGCAAATGGTGCGTGCTGTGAATCCGAATACCTTCCAACCGAAGATCGGCTTCAAGACTCGTTACGGTCTGGTAACCAACCCGTTCACTAGCCTGAGCGCCAACAGCAACACTTACTACCGTCGCGTCAAGGTTACAAACCTGATGTAATCGGAGGCTCC